ATCAGTATAGGTGGGGCGTACCTCTCTTTATGATGTTTTGCCTTTTATGTTTTCCTTCTTTCTTGAGATGTAAAACATGGCGGCTTGAATGTTGTTAAGAAATCTATAATTATAATTTAAAGCATGCCTTAATGTTATAGTATTGTTATTGACTGTCAGCAACTAGTTACTATTTACAAAGTAGTGTTTTATATGATTGATTACACCCACTACAAACAAGTGCATCAACCTCAAAGTCTGTGTTTTTATTGAATATTTTAAACGAATTCTCTTATTACACTTACTTGTGGGATCGTGAGCACAAGCAAGGATGTTTATTCCTTAATAGGTTTATTTACAAATATTAATTATAAAATAAATAGTTAACTATGTATATAGAAAAAGTTAATTATGTAACTAATTACCTAGTCCACATCTTGTTTAGAGTTTTTAAGGTTATTTATATATTTTTCCCTGTCATTATCCTTATGATTTATAGATCTTTTTCCAATGTATTGTGTATTTTGTACAAACTTATTCAATTTTTCTTTCTTTTCTGATTGTTTTTGTTTATTCAGTTTTTCATCATCGTATTCATCATCACTTGAATTTTCCAACAAAAATGGGTATTGTGTGTATTCTTGTTTTATTTCTTTTAAATCTTCTTCCTCACTTTCAAAATCGTCTGGATCTATTACAATTTGTATGGTGTTATTTTCTTTTTCATCCTCTTTAAATATTTGTTTGAGTGATTCGTTGAAGTTTTTGGGTTTTTCGGCTAATTTAGGTACTGATATTTTGAATCTATTTGCAGTAATGGCTAAATCTTTGAATTTAACTATCTTGGGTTCTATTATTTTATTGCAATTTTTCTTTTGCTGGTTCATGTAGTTATACATAGGTATCATATTAATTTGATATTTCTTGACAGCCTCTTTAATACATTGCTGTGAGTTGGGATTTGTGTACAAAGTTAATTGATTTATGCTTTTAATGTTATTGACCATGACTTTATCATAATTTACAATACTTTGTACTTGTATAGTATTATCTCGCATCTTCAAGAATGTAATGTCTTGGACTGTTGTGGTATTACTTTTAACTATCTTTGGCATCAGCTTAGCATCAACAAGGATTTTACGAATTATGTTTGCTTTAAGCATAAGATTCACGTCTAAATCAGTGTAACCATGGGCGAGTTCATCATCAAGATCGATGAGTAAATCAAATAGTTTGTTTTGTATAGATTTCTTTACTTTACTAATGTGTTTGTTGGTGTTGTTGATTAAAACTTGCATAATTTTATTTTTTAGGGGTTTTTGTGAGGAACCCCCAAACCTTGGAATTCTCTATCATATTTTATATTGTTTGAATTAAGGTTGGGGGTTCTTAATCCTTGATGACTTGTAAGTTAAATGAATTCTTAGCTTGTTGTAATACATAAGGAGTTACAGATTGTGCTCCTTTAAATGCCATTGTTGCCATAACAGATGTTGATACAGGAGTAAACTCAAAAATAGAAAATGCTTGAGCTGTATATGATTGCTTCAAAGTTACAGGATCAAACCTTCCTATATATTTTACATTTACCCCCTGTGGATTAAAATTATCAGGTATTCCACCAACAGGCAATACTGAGTATGTGGTAGTTCTTCCAGTCTGCATTCCCATATATTCATGACACTGTTGAAATATTGTATTACCATCAATGACACCGTATTCATTAATCAATGCGACTTGATTTGCAGTATATAAATACTTTGTTGGTTCATTGTCATACCTTGTTGCCATTAGTTCAGTATTTATAGTGCAAACTTTATCATTATAATTTATATCCACTGTATCACATGCTAATACTGGTTGGCCTTCATTTCGACACACTCGATATATTGTAAAACAACCTCCTTTTTGTGAATTAGTTGTTGTGTTACTAATTTTTAAACTTGCTGATACTAACCTGTAGTTTCCTACTGTATCTACAGTTGATCCAGGATGATATAACTGTGAATTTCCAGTGTATGTAATAAAGTTACATGCTATATTAGCTGATCTATTGAGGCTTGATATATCCACTTTAAAGTCTAAGCTTATGTAAGGGAAATAATAGGGGAACCACATAAAGCCACTAGTGACATCAGGATCTAATGTAAACTGATAACAACTGTAAATAGCTATTCTTACTATCATATTTGGTGTTTTATAAAAGCTATAATATTTCCCCATTTTGTACATTTGCATTGCATTATACAGTCTGTCATACCTTATATCTTTAGCTATGTTAGGATTATTGGTATTTTTCCTCTGTTCACTGTTAACACCCATTTTGGGTGCTCCTGATAATGATGTTGCCTTGACTAAATTTGTTATTTCCCTTATTTTCCTTGCAAGATTCTTATATTGTTGTGAGTTAATATAATTGCTTATTGCATCCCTTTGATTGGATTGTGTGTTTCTATTGTTAACCATACCATTATTATAATAGGTCCTCTGATATCTGCGTCTTATATTAAGGTTGTTTCTTGCTAAATTGGTTTTATATCTTGACTTTCGACCTCTTATGTTGTTATTGAGTCGGTTGCGATTATTGTTACGACTGTTAGGGTTAAAGCTGCTATTATTAATTGATTGCATAGTAATATGAATATAATTAGAGTAATTTTATTTTTAGGGTGAATACATCCTGAATTAATTTGTTAGCTTCTAATTGAGAAATGATATCATTATCTTTAAGTATAAAATCACTATCAAATTCATTGTTGATTTGTTCATTTACAAACTGCTGTTCTTCTTGGGTTAACTCATCATCTATAGTGTGTGATTGTGTTATTCTTTTAATTGTATCCCAATAATTATCATCTATCCTATAAAAATTTTCATTTGGTGTTATATCATAAAATTTTATGTAATTGCCAAATATTATATCCTCAGGTTCTATATGCATTCTAATCAATTTTTCCTGAGAATCTTGATGCAAATATGTTTTAACTCGTGGCAATAATTGACGCTTAGTAATGATCTGTTGATAAACTGTTTTGAGTTGTTTTGCATGTGCAGCAGCCATATTATGGAATATAGTGATTCCTTTGTAGTTTATTAAGTAAGACAGCATTAAATCAAAGTGGTATTGTAGCTGCTGTTGCAAGTTGTACTTTTTGTATTTAATGCTATATTTTCCTAAAGTATATAATTTAGCTGGATCTCTGGTTAAATAGACATCCCCATTTAAATTTTTGTACCAAGATCGCAATGAACAAAATTTAAAACTATTAAGTCCACCAATATCTAGAAATTTGCATATTTGTCCAATGCCATATTGTCTATTATCAGGGTTTAGTGATTTATCATTTTTAAGGAAATATTTATAATATAGGTTATTGATTATCTCATCTTTTACATATGGTTTATATAATACTGAAAAATCATCTCCTTTACTGAATACTACATAATCCTTACCGTAAACTAGTCCTGCTTTATCATTTACATATCTATTATACATAGCCATTCTAATGGTATTGCAAAGTGTTGTATCACAATCGCCTGAGAATACTGATCCAAGTGTATAATATGTTATGAAAGTTGTTAATTTTTTCCTTTTGGTTTGATATTTAACATTCATCTTCTTATAGTAAGCTTGTGATATTCTAATAAATTCATCTTTAGGTATGTGATATACTTTGTTTGCAATTCTTTGATATATATAACGATCAATACTTTTCAAGTAAATATCTTGTGTATTATCAAAAGCAGATCCATCTCCTTCAACCACCTTTGTAAAACCTTGTTTTCTGTAATTGTTAATAAGGTCTTGCATTTGTGTCAAATTCTTATTTCCACAATACCCTCTTAAATATTTGGAGCATATTTCTTCTAATTTCCAAGTTATTGGACCCATTGCATATTTATATTTTTGAGGAATAGAACAAACCATTCTTGGTTTACCATCTTCAGGTTGCAATTCAGCTTTGCATATTGCCTCATAAGCTTCATCTAATATTCTATACTGTTCTTGATAACTATACTTTGTGTTGAAAATTTCAGGTTTATTATAGTATAGGAATATGGGTTCTATTAATTTTTGCTTTTTTGCAGGTAAATGTTCATACCATTGCTGATATGAGTAACCAAAATGATTTAAATATTCTCCAATATCTTCTTCAATCAATTTTAATGAGTGATTCACAAAATCATGAGCTACTTGTTCATCAGGTATAGGTGACATTTTAACTGCTCTCTTAGTTGCTGCAAATAGTGTATTCTTATTGTTTCCAAAAACAATAGGTTTAGTTTTATCACTGAAGTTACCTAATATTTTACATGCAGCGATTTTCTTAGGACAATTGTCTTGTATATCAACTACTTTAACATTATTTATAGTGTGTAACAAGTCCTTAATTGGTGGTGGTAGATTTTCTATATTGAGATAGTGTTGATAATTATTTTCTTTTGTTTTTTCATATAATATAGTATCATTTATATGCATTAATAATCTAGGAAATCCTATTTTTGATATAAATTTGTTAGTTGTTTCCTGGAACTCAGAACCTAAAAGCATAATTTTCTTTAGCAAGTTAAATTCCATTTGAGTTAGAAATTTCTTATCTATACTTGTGATTAGTGGATGTAAAAAAGTTTTGATATTTTCTGCTGTTGATAGATCTATGGCATTAGATGGTTTAGCATGTTCTTCAATGTAATTGGAATTGTAGATAAAGTTTATAGTCTCATTATCATTGACTTGTGTAGATGTATTCACCCTTACTGAAAATACTGAGGTTTATATATACCGTCAGCATATTGTTCATGTTTTAAGCTTCCTTTTTCTATTTCAACGTTATTACTGAAGAAATCTCCGATTTTTCCATATAATTCCATTAAGAAATACTTCATCCTTGAGAATACAGAGGTTTCTTTTTGATTTTTTACTTCAAGATTTTGAGCATTTTTGTAGAAGTTCAGTTGTTTTACAAGAGTTGATTTTAATGTTAACTGTATGTGCATTTCTGTTGTTAGAGCCACTTCCAAACAGTGTGCTATTAATGGTATAATATGTGTTGCAACATCTTTATCAGGTAATTCTCTATTGGCATAACTTATTAATGCTTTAAAATTCTTTACATCTATTGTATCAAATTGAACAATTCTGTTAATTATTTTATTCTTAACCTCTTCATCATCAGTATCATCGATATTGTAATTAATGTTATCAATTTGCATCCAGTACTTAGTATCAAATATAAGCCCTTTCCTTCGTGTTAGAAAATATATTTTGCCATCATGGTGATATATTCTTTGTTCACTAGTTATGGTTTGAGATAGTGTAGAATCATCATTGCTCATTATGTTAATACTATCTTGTTCTGGTTGGTAGTTTATGTTATTACATTGAGTATTTATTGTTCCTAAACCTAAATTTTTAATCTGATTTATTTGCTTCTCATCTGATTTTATCTGAGCCTGGAGTACTGATACTTCCTCGCCTACTTTTTCATATTCATTTTTTAATTGTTGATAATCATCATAAGTAATTTTCTTCATTTCTTCATCATCATTCTCCAACAATCTTAATTTATTGTATTTTTGTTTGTAAACTTGTTCCTCCTGTTTATATTTTTTCTTCAACTCCTCTAATGACTTCTGTATCTTTACATCACCTTCTTCCAAGTATCTCAATGACTGATAATAGTAAGCAAATTTATCAGATTTTATTATCTCGTCATTCAAATACTCAGTTGAAGATGGATTAGTTATCTTCACTATTTTGAATCGTGTATAATATGTTGATGTGCAATCGTAAGAATCCAATGCTATACATTTTAAAATAAAATTATATCCTTTTGACTTATCAATTTTTATAACTTTTGTATCATTAGGTGTTAGGAATTCAAGATACTCTAAAGTAGATACATAATAATGATCATTACCAAATGTTTTCATCACCCATTTTCTTTTGTAATTGTCTGATTCATTATCTATATTGGGAATCATACGATAAAATCCTTCTATTATATTTTCAAACTGAATATTATGTAAATTATCATCAATATACTTGGGAATATGAGCAGAACCACACATTATGGTGCCATCAATCATACCATCTGCTATAGCATACAGATCATCTTTATTAATATAATATATTATATCAGTTAATAGTATCAATGCATTATCAGGAATGTAGTCTACATTATCATTGTCCTCATCATCTTCATCACTATCTTTTTGTAATGCCTCAATTTTCTTTTTAGTTCTTTCCTTAAAATCAACTATTTGATCGCCTATTTTTGCATTAGCCTCATGAATTTTGATATTTTGTTGGTTTTTTCTATTTACTTCCTCTTCACCATCTTTAGGATCTACAACTACCTCCTTCTTTAATAATTTTTCCATTCCTTCTATATATTCTTTCTCCTCTTGTTGTAATTTCTTTATTTCTTCCTCATTCTTAAATTTATCAAAATCTTTCATCTCCTTTAAATGATCGGGTTCAACAACTATTTCATTATTGTCTTTATCTTTTACTACAAATGCATTAGCTGCCTGTTGCAATGTACCTTCATAAGTTAACACTTTATATTGAGCCATAGATTCTTGTATTTTTGTTTCTAAGTCATAAGCATTAAGTGCTTCATACACTTCATTGGGCTTCATATTAGGATTATTGATAACATCCACATACTGTTGATCAAAAATTTTATTTATTCTCCTCATTGGTGCATCATTTTCCAAGTACCTAGTATTAATGAAATCTTCAAAAGAGCTAATCTCATCTTTCACATGGGCTACCCTATCATTGTCAGCTGCTTCAACATTGCATAGTATTACCCTTGGTGATAATCCAGCTTTGACTAATCTTGTACTATTTATATCAATTATTTGCCTATTAATGTCAATTACATCTTTATCATCAAATTGATCATTATAAACCAATTTAACATTTTCAATAATATTGGCATTTTCCTGTATATCCCTTAAATAATGTAATATTATATGCTTGTTTGTAATTGTTGTTTCCACCAGTTTAGAATTCTTATTTATTTCCTTGTATTTTTCATATGACATAAAATTTATGTTTGTTATTTTCTTCAAAACTTCTGCTATATTTGCATTGACAGGTGTTGGAAATTTATATTTAAGAAAATAAGCCTTCATTCTATGAGTTAATTCAATTTGGTATTTTCTTAAATTGAGAAGGTCATCAACATTAGGTTTATAATAACGTTTCATTTTTTCAAAAATGTTAATAACCTTTGTGCCCACATTTTTAATTTCATGTTTATCTTCATTTTTATTTTTTGGGGCAGATTTAGATTTCTTAACAACCTTGGATTTTTGTTTGTTTTTATTATTATTATTATTATTTTTAATATTATCTTTAA